GCCGCCGCCACGACCGGCTTGAGCCGTCTGGCCGGGCTTCTGCGGACCGGCTGAACCCTTGGGGGCCATACCGCCACCGCCGCCCTTGACGAACGGCTTGTTGGACGACGACTTAACTTTGGAACCCTTCATGATACACTCCTACTTGGTTGAGTAAGTTACTTCTCGTCTTCTTTATACCGGGGAACCTCGCTAACGAGTCCCCCATACGGCTTGAACTTCTTGTTTATCTTTGAGAATTTGTGGTCGGTGGACGCTTTATCCAGCATGTAGCCAGCGTTGCTGTCTCCACGCTTATATGCTTCCTTACTCATGGACTTCACATCCTCAGGGGACACGCCGTCGCGTATCCATGTCTCTGCACGAGACACTGGATTTCGTGCGACTTTCCCACCTTCAGCAAAATGCGCTACTTTGGAGCTCATCTGCTTACTGCCGTACGACTTAACTTTCTTCATCCCACACCCCCGGCGATACTCGTTCGCGGACCCATGTCGCCGTTCGGTTCGGAAGGCTTGGCTCCCTGCCCCTCAGCGGCTTGTTCACCCATGCCACCAAACCCGGGTTGCCCCTGAGCCTGAGCAGCTTGTGCAGCGGCTTTCTGCTGCGCTTCCAACTCTTCGTCAGACGGGACGATGTCTCCGCCGTCGATACCCAGGGTACGAGCGACTTCTCGCAGCACCGTAGCACGGCCGCGGGGGCCAATAATCTGCACGTCGACGGGGTTCATCGTCGCTGTGAGGAACTCCAGCTGACGGGAACGCTGCGTTTCCCTCTGGATAGCCACGTTCACGCCCAGAACCCGGATGCTTTCTTCGCCCGAAATCATGTGCGATTCGTCGGTGAGCATAACCATTTCATAAAGCGACGTCAAACACGGCTCGAGGATGTCACGATCGACATTCGCCGCCACAGTTTGCAGCACTTTTGAGGCATTTCCCATCAACATGGCCAGGCCAGACGCCGTACGGCCGGCGCCGCCACCCACACCAGAGCCACTCAAATACCGCGGAATTGCCGAAATTTCGTCAGCGATCGACGAAAATTTCTCATAAACACCCAGCAGCTCGTTAGCATTCGAGTTCGGCTGGAAAAAGTCCACTGGCTTTTCAGCCGTCCCGCCACGGCCAGTCATCGGGTCGTTCGACACATGCCAACGCTTCCAAGGATACATCTCTTCGCCATCAGCGCCCGGGGCAACGCGATCGTCGTTGACCACCACCTGGGGGCCGGACGCGATCGACAAGTTGTTCACCAGAGCACGCAGCGACGCGTTACACACTGACTCGATGTCAGCGAGAATGTCCGGCAACCCATTACCAACGGGAGTCCCGGGGACTTTCTCGAATGAAGTGATAAAATACGGATGCCGACGCCTCGGAGAAGGCGACATCTGCACCTTGATAACGTGGCGCCCGACCACCCACGCCTGCACGTAGTAATCGCGCAGCTCGTCGGGGACGTCCTTGTCGGTCATCCCATACTCACGGAGTAAGCGTCCCTGCACGTTCCCGTGGTACTCGAGCCCGGTGATCATACCCGACTCGTTACTGACTGGATCTTCACGACTTTCCTGGTCCGCACGCTCACTGTCGGTCGCATCCCAGGCGTCCTGCAGGCCGGCGCGGCCGTACTGGTCGAGAATTTCCCGGATCGCATCGTGGTTATACCCCGGCAGGTCCAGGAGATCATTCAGGTCGCCACGTGTGAGCCGGATACGCTCAATGATCTCGCCGTCTTCTGCGTCGGTGACGCCTGGCGTCCACCAGATATCGAAGGGGCTGACGCGCTGCCAGAACATTCGCGCCTTGTCTTCCACTTTCGGCTGGCCATCCACCCAAGCGACATCAGGAACAACCCGGATAACGGGTCCCTTCAGCACTGCGTAGGGGAACAGCGGCACGTCAGAAATGATCTCGGATAGGGCTTTGTAGAAGTTACCCGCGATGAGTAACTCGTCCAGCTTGTCTTCAGCGACGATCGTCTGCTGGGCTGCTTTCTTCTTAGCCGCCTGTCGCGCAGCTTCCGTGAGCTGGGTGGCGCGATCGCGCAACATTGTCATGTCAATTGGTTGGCCCATGCCTTCCATCGACACCGACTCCGCTTCGACCAACTGAGCGATCGAGTCGATCACACCTGGGTCAATCTCCGGGTCCGGCGGCGGTGACAGCCCCCAGGTACGCTCTGTATTCAGGTAAACATCGCGCAGGAGCGAGGACGCACCGCGGCATTTCATGGAGATGATCCGCGCGTAGACTTCAGAGCCACCGAACTTCTTGATCTCATGCAGCTGCTCGGTGCTGTACTGGCCGTTGAACGTGCGCAGCGCCCGGAGTAGGCGATCGGAAATACCAACGCTATCGCGGTGGCGCTTGAAAATATCGAACTGAGTTCGAACGTAGGCGCCCAAAGACGACTGCAGCTGCTCGGAAGGTTTCTGCGACTCGAGGTTCTTCTCGGCCTGCTTCTTCTCCTGGGCAACCAGTTCGCTATTTGGGACGACTCGCAAAAGTGCCCGGGTCGGGACCTGTTCCATTACTGCTCCGCGGCGACACTCGACATGAATACATACCTACAGTATAAAGACCTATCCTGGCAAGTGGATCAATCATGAGCACAACCCCTACCCAATTCGTCATTACCGAGCGCACTATCGTCGCCGTCGCCCGAGCTTTGGCTCTGGATCTCTACCCGATCGACGAAATTCTCCGCACCTACAACCTGAGCCACGACGATTTTACACAAGTCCGGAACTCGGTTGTGTTTAAACGGTGTTTTGAAGACGCCGTTTTAGCGTGGAACGATGCCAACAGCGCTGAGGAACGCCTCCGTGTCAAGGCGTTGATTATGCTCGAGGAATGGCTCCCAGACTTGAATTCTGATCTCACCGATCGCGCATCGCCGCTGTCCAGCCGCATTCGCGGTGGCGAACTTCTTATGAAGCTGGCGGGGGTTGACCAATCACGTGTTGCAGAGCACGGTCTTGGTGAGAGATTCTCCGTCACCATCAATATGGGTGAGAAGACTTCGAAGATCATAGACGCCCAGGTCTTACCTGCGCAAGTAAGGGACGAGTCAAATGGATGAACCGTTGGTCATAGAAGTCAGTGTATTTAATCTCGAGCATGGGAAAGCATACCTGGAAGACGGCACGGTTGGTGAGATCACCACCTATTTCGACTCCGAGGGCACTGAGTGCACGTTCAACGAAGCCGTTGTATTCGTTGCTGAGTTTCCCGAGTTCTACGTCGTCGTAGACACCCGTCAATATAATGGGGCGACGATCCACTAATGGAAATCAACTATTCGGCACCCCCGACATGTGCACAGTTCATGCGCTCCGACGCCTTCGGCCGGCTGATTGCCGGACCGGTGGGCTCGGGAAAGACGACTGCGTGCATCTTCGAGCTCTTCCGTCGTGCAGCGGAGCAGAACCCGGGCGCTGATGGTATGCGCCACACGCGCTTCGCGATCGTCCGGCAGACGCTGGAACAGCTGAAGATGACGGTGTTAAAGGACATCCTCAGCTGGTTCCGCGGCATCGCCACATATAAAGTCCAGGACAAGACGATCACGATCCGCATGGACAACATCGTATCCGAGTGGATCTTGATCCCCCTGGACGACATCGACGATCAACGCCGACTCCTGTCATCGCAGCTCACGGGCGCGTGGATCTCGGAAGCCATCGAAATTGACCTGGATCTGGTGGCGCCGCTCTCCGGTCGTGTCGGCCGTTATCCCTCAGGGCTTGACGGCGTGCCGACGTGGCGCGGCGTTATCGCTGATACGAACATGCCAACGCTCGAAACACCCTGGCACCGGTTCCTCACAGACAAGACACCCCCAGATTGGCAGATCTTCATCCAGCCAGGCGGGCTCACTCCAGAAGCTGAGAACCTCGACTGGCTTACTCAGACAGAGGCTTCGATCCTCCTGCCTGAGGGACACCCCGAGCGTCGCGCGCAGGGGCGTAAATATTACGACCTGCTCTCGACGAACGGTAACCCAGCCTGGGTCAACCGTTATGTGCACGCCAACTTTGGCGATGATCCGGCCGGCATGGCGGTTTTCCGCGAAAGCTTCAAACATTCGTTCCATGTTCAACATGATGTACAACCCGTCATGGGTAGACCCTTAATTATTGGGCAAGATTTTGGTCGCAACCCCTGGTCGATCATCACCCAGCTCGATAACAAAGGCCGGCTCCTCATACTTGAGGAAGTAAGTGCTGAGAACATCGGCCTGGAGAAACATCTCTCCCAGTCGCTGCGGCCGGCGCTGTGGCACGAGCGCTACCAGAACCGCCCGTCGATCGTTGTAGGCGACCCCTCGGGCATTGCAAAAGACAGCATCTACGAAGAGACGTCGTTCGACGCCCTGCGCCGCGGCGGCTTCACAGCCTACCCAGCTCCCACCAACGACATCGACCCCAGACTACGCGCGGTAGAATTCTTTCTCATGCAGCAGGTCGACGGCGGGCCAGCAATGATCATCGACGCGGACCGCTGTCCGACACTCGTACGCGGGCTCGGTGGCGGCTACCGATTCAGTAACACGAAGACCAAGACACTTCGTACGGTCCCCGACAAAAACGAATATTCCCACGCCATCGACGCCCTACAATATGCCTGTCTGGCAGCGCGTGGCGGCGACAACGGTTATGTCGGAACGATCACCAGTCGGATCATGCGTAGAAAGACCCCCGAACGCCCAGCGTTCACTTCTCGGGCATGGACGTGAGATGGCAATGACAGAGATTGAAAAGAAGGTTCTGCTCCTGGAGCACCAGCAAGATACGCAGACGCGTACGCTTGACGAAATTCGCCGGGACGTAAAGGAGCTTCTTATCGAATCTCGAGAACGGCAATTGTTGCTCAACGAGACGGTCCGACGGCTTAATGAAATCGAGCCAACTGTCAAAGCAACGGCAAACGGCATGCTGTTCGTCCGCATGAGTCGCTACTTCGCGCTCTTGCTTATTGGTTTCTTGACTGTTACGACCGATCTGTGGACGACGATTGCTAAGTTTATCCAAATAACCAAGGGGTAATTCATGGGAATGCAACCGAACAAGCGCGCGCTTCGTGAACTGAAGGCCGCGATCGCCGCTCAACGTGCCCGCGGCGAACCCATCAACGTCACTGCCCTCGCCCGCCAGTTAAAAGTCCCCCGCACGACGATCCAGTCGCGCATGCTCGCGGCGAACCTCAGCATCGAGACTGAAGTCAACAACGTCGAGACATCACTCGCTATCAAGCTCGAGGACATCCAGCGCCAACTCGCGCAAGTAAAGCGCGAACGCGACGAGCTTAAAGGCGCCGAGTGGGGCATGCGTCAGCTCCGCGAAGTTATCGGCGGTATCTCCGAGCGACCTACACAGGTCCCAAACTGGACACTCCGCCCAACCAGCAACAAACGCTCATACGAAACTCCAATGATGATCTGGAGTGATTGGCACGCCGGCGAAGTGGTGTCACGTAGCGAGACGAACGGCCAAAACGAATTCAACTCGTCAATCATGGAGCGGCGCGCACGGCGCCTGGTAGAGCTCACCATCGACTTGTGCAAGAACCACGGCCCAGGACGCTATCCGGGCGCGGTGATCAACCTCCTGGGAGACTTCGTGTCAGGCGCGCTGCATCCCGAGCTTGCCAAGACAGACGACAAGTCAGCTATTGAGTCAGCGCTGCACGTGCGTGATGTGCTCGTGTGGGCGCTGGAGCAGATGCAAGGATACTTCGGGCGGCTGTTCATCCCCTGCGCTGCAGGCAACCACGGGCGCAACACGCACAAGCCGGAGTTCAAGCGCACCGTTTATCAGAACTTCGACTGGCTGATCTACCAGCTTCTGATCCGGCATTTCGACAAGAATAAAGATATCAGCTTTCTCGTGCCCGACAGTAACGAAGCCCACTACCAGGTGTTTGGAAGACGTTACCTGGCAATGCACGGCGACATGCTGGGCGTCAAAGGGGGCGATGGTATTATCGGTTCGATCGGCCCGATCACCCGCGGTGAAATGAAAGTCGGCAAACAGTCCAACGCGTTCGGCCGCGACTATGATTATCTACTTATGGGTCACTGGCACCAGCAGCTGTGGCTGCCGCGGATCATCGTCAACAACTCACTGAAGGGTTTTGACGAGTATGCAGCGAAGGCGCTGCGCGCTCCACCATCCATCCCCTCCCAGGCGCTGTGGCTTGTGCACCCGAAGTGGGGGCACACGATGTACCGGGAAGTGTACCTGGAAGATCAGGGCGAGGAAAACTCAGATCCCTGGGTGGTGTTCAAGCGCTAACAGTTGCGGGATGACCCGCAACGCGCGACGTCGATCGCGAAGTCAATCTTACTGCATGCAGTAAGTGAGAGGAGCACGACCGCGCAAAATAATACTCGCATGAGTAAGCTCCTTACCGACCGAGTGGGTCATCGCCTTCGATGGCATCATGGTCGGGCGCTGTTGAAGCGGTAGCCGCTTCTTCCTTCACCGCAGCGTCAATCTTGTTTATGAAATGCAGCGCAGAAGCCGCAGCTTGTAGCCCGGCGGACTTCACCGCCACGTCGATCAGGTTTACCAAGACCTTCGCTTCTTCATCGTTCAGTTCGATTTTCATTGTGCTTTCTCCAAAGCAGTGTCCGCCAAGTTGGAGAATACGCAGGGCTTGGCGGACGATGCTCCCTGCGTAAGGGTTACTCCGGCTTGATGGGTTCAACGTTGACACTCGCGAGCGCAATGGCCTGCGCCTTGCGAACGCGAAACTCATTGACCGCGCCAAGGATCACATCGCGGACGTTGGTATTCGCCCATGACTGCAAGCCCTCGCGGAAGGTCGCCGGGCGCACTTGCGTGGCCGGGCCGAGGACTGGCTCGCCCTTGTCGTCAACCGAGCCTGTGTCTGCCATGACGGTTTCTGACACGATGCCATGCGTTCCGTGTGCAGCGACAGCCGCCACGAAGTCCGGCGCGTAGACCTCGCTAACCTCGTAGCTGAATGACGCCGGAGCGCCAGCCAGAACGCTATCGCTCTCGAATGTGATGGTGACTTTTGCCATTGTCAGGTTCCTATCGCAGGGGTTCCGCCATCATTCCAGAGGATGCCGGGGCCGGGGTTTGATGTAGGGAGGCCGGAAATGTGGATGACGTTGCCGCTCGCACCTGTGCCTATGCCTTCTGGTAGGAGTGTTGCAACGCCAGCCGTGGTCATGGAGAGAGCAACGCGGCGATAGTTGCTCGCATTGGTGTAGGTGCCGTATGTACGCAACGTCTGCGCGTTCGCGCCGTTGCGTATTCCGATAACATTGGCGGCATCGCGCCAAAAGTTTGCATCTGGCGCTCCAGCGCCCCGTAATCCAATGTACCCTGTGCCTACAACAAATGATGTAGTACCGGAAACGCGGAAACCGATCTCTCCGACAGCGTATTTCTGGAGCCCTGTTAACTCAGAAGCGTCCAGATAAAACGAGGATGTTGATGGTATTCTAATTGTGTTATCCGCGCCAATCGTCAGCGCCGTCGCAAACGCATTCTGCGTCGATCCAGCACCACCCGCAGGCGTCACCTGAAACACATGCGCGCCGCCGGGAGCCGAGCCAGTGGACGCAGCAGCCCTGTATGTAAAATTCGGCCCCGCCGTGTTCGCCGTACCCGCAACCACGCCCTGCACGCCGAGGGTTTGGGCTACGGGTGCGGCGGCGTCTGCTGCGCCAAGTTGGAGAGACGCGGCGGCGACGCGGCGGAACATCGTGTCACCTTGGAGGTTCATATCCGTTGTGAACGATATTCCGAAAGAAGAATTTACTCTAAAATCGCCTGTTGTGGGGATTGTAAATTTCCGGGTAGAACTATTAGCATAAATATCAAAGCCCCCAGCGGATGATACATATATGCCTGTACGCGCAGCGCCGGTCCGCGCGTCAATCCTGAAATCAGCGTTAGAAGCAGATGAAAACGGTTCGATTGCCCAAGTTTGGGCAACTTTAAGTGAGCCGGATTTTCCGATTTGGAAAACACTTGAAGACCCAACCTGCAAATCCAGCAGCAGCGAAGCCGCCGCGCTCGCCGTATCCATCGCATTGAACTTCAAGCCAGTGAACGCCACCGCACCATCGTTCCACGTTTGCGCCAGGTTCAGGACCGGCTGCGATGTGGTGACGGTTGCTGCGTTAAAGGCAGTAGCGCCTAGGATCGTCGAGATGAGCGCGGACAATGAATACACTGACGGCGATGCCGCAGCCTGACTATCGGCACCAAACAGGAAACCAGTGGTCGGAATACTGGTGTCGGGCGTTTCTGTTTTAAGGTCAATGTCTGCCATGTTTAGCCCCACACCATAAAGTTACCAGCGCCCCACACCATAAAGTTACCAGCGCCCCACACGAGCCCATCACCAGTCGGCCCACCGCCG